GATCTCTTCTAAAAATGAACGCTCAATTGGCTTGATCGTGCCGTACTCACGCTCGATGCCAGCCAGATTGGCAGAGTCATCGTGCGAAATCTTTGCATTGTTTGGATTGCTTAACCATTGACCAAGCAGTGGAGACTTACGCAATGTCTCATCAAATTCGTTAAGTTGCACATTGCGATTGACCTGCGCATAGTTGCGCTGAACAATGTCAACTGGAACTCCTGATTTGTTTGAAAGATTTTTTGCGCGTGCCGCTTCATCTGGATTTGAATCAAGCGATTGATATAGGCTTGTGCGTAATTGAACGCGGTTACCATCGACTACATTTGCGGCGGCGGCGTCAATGTCTGGTACTTTTTTTACACCAGCAATTCGAGCGGCGGCGGCATCAAATTCGTTTTCAGGTACTTGCATCATCTCGTGTCGTCCTTTTACTTCTGCTCAATGCCATAAGTCTGATACAGCACTGCATCAATTTGAGATTTGGTTGGGTTTGATACGCCATTACGAACCAACGCATCACGCGCTTTGTTGCGTTGCACATCAGTAAACTCTGGCTTAAACTTTGCCTCTTCACCACGGGCGCGGGCTTCGAACCTGCGCATGTTTGGATCTGGCCTGAACCAAGAGCCTGTCAATACTTCACCTTCAAGCACAAGGCCATCAAGGACTTTTTGACGCTCTGCTTGATTAAGTTTGCCACCTTTCTGAACTTGTGCCGCAAACAATGCTTTGTTTGCTTCAGATGTAAACATGCCCGCCTTCTCATCTTTCAGACCAAGTTGTTTTGTGACTGCGCTAATCTGTTGTTGAGTTGTTACAGCCTCCGGCGCTTCATTCTTGGTGCCAATTGTGCGTTGCAAGTTGATGAAGTGATTGCGATCACCAGGAGACAACTTGTCAAAGTATTTGCGCAGATCAAATTTTGTTGGATCTTTGAAGTCAGGGTTTTGCATTGCTTCTTGGGTCAATGCGTAATAGGTGTTTGGATCTGTCTTGACTTCAACTCCTTTGGTGCGTGCCTCAAGATCAGCCTTGGCTGTGCGTTGTAGGCTTGCCAAGTCAGCGCCATCCATGCCAGCCAAAACAGTTGCTGGAACTTTTTTAAAGTCACCAGTCTCTGAGTAAACGCGCCAGGCTTTGTCTTTTGCTTCGCCTTGAGCACGCTGAATGATTGTGTTTTTTTCTGTATCGAATATTTTGAGACGCTGAACAACAGCATCTTCTTCTTTGCCAGACAAGGTGGTGCGTGCTTTTTCTAAAGCCGCCGCAATGTTGTTGCCACTGTCGGCCCAAATCTTGTCTGCAATGCCCTGCTCTTTTGCGTCTGATGTGCCAATCTCCAAAGCCTTTTTTGCTCTTTGGTAAGTCTCTGGCGTCATTTCATTACCGTAGCGTTGCAAGTAGTCGCGTGCTGTGTCCAGGTTTTGGCCATCGATCGCGGCTTGCACTGCTTGGCCATGAATTGAATTGGTTGCTTTCAATAGCAATTGTTCGCGCTGTGCGCTGTTAGCCTCATAGCCAAGTTTGTCTGCCAGAAGGTTTGCTTCTTTTTTGGCGGCGCCGTAGTACACAGCAAAGTCGCCTTGTGGGTTGCGGAATCCAGCAGAGTAACGAACTGCATCATTGACCAGTGTGTCAACTTTAGCGCCAGTCTCTTTGATGTCGTAGTCGCGTTGTTCAACAAGCGAGTGCTTGATGATTGAACTGTTGGCACTGCGCATGCGAACACTTGCAGAATTGCGTAGCAAGAGTTTTTGAACATCGTTCTCTGCTTTGCCAATTGAATCGGTAAGAGCGGCTTCTAAATCGTTGCGCGTTTTCATTGCCGCGCCAACTGCATCTTTTCCTTTGAGCGTCAAATACCTGGTTTCAATTTCATCTGCCTGTGCCGCAAACCCGTTGTAAAGTTCTTTGCTTTTGGCATCATCAAGTTCGCCTTGCAAGCGGTCAGCAATCTTCATCACAGTGGTGCCAAATGACTGCACTGCCTGGCCGGTCTTTTGCAATTGCTCGCCAGTGAAGTCGCGCATTGGCTCAACGGACGGAGCCTGGAATGCAGGCAGATTACCTGCGCTTGGGTCTTGGGTCGGTAAATCGTAGACTGGTACTGTTGCCATGATTTGTCCTTATTGTTCTATGCCAAGTCTTGCGGCCATAGCGGCAAGTTTGCGATCCTGATACCAGGCATTGGCTACAGATCCAGCACTGCCAAGAATGCTTGTGCCAGCCGCCATGAATGGGCTGATGCTTGCGGCAGAGCCTGCTAAGTTGTATGCAGAGACATCCTGCATTGCTGAAGCAGTAAGGTAGTTTTGGCGCTGTAGTCTTGCGCCCTCTGAACTGCGTACAGTCTCAGCATTGACCGTCAGCATGTCGATCTCTTTCATGAGGTCGGTTGTTGCGATTGTCTCAACAGCACTGCCAACGCCAAGATCAATGCCTCGAGCGGCCATCGATGCACGCTGTGAACTCTTGATCTTGCCTGCACGAAGGCTTATCTGGCCTTGCTTTTGCTGGCCAACACGCAGGATCTGCTGGGCTGTGAACTCGGCCTGCACTGCGTTAAGTTGTGAGATGTCAGCCTGAAAGCGCAGGGACGATGCCTGGGATTCCAGTTGTGCCTTTTGATTTTGTGCGGCGTAGTAGGAGCCGATTGCTCCAGTAACGGCGCCGCCAATGGACATGATCGAGCCAAACTGGCTCATCGCCGAAGTGCCGGTTCCTGTCAGTAAGGTGGCCATGTGTCAAATCTCCTGTTTAACCTGGGCTGGGTGGACTGTGTTGACATTACCTCCACAGCCACAGGTTTTTGCATGGTTGAACATTACCGAGGTGTCTGGATCTTACGGGTACCTTTACCCACCGATTGCAACCTCGAGCGTCATTCCAACAATCGTCAGTGGCAATGGATCGCTCTGACGGATGAACACCTGGCCACTATCTAGCCAGGATGGGGTGAGCATGATCTGGATCTCTTCGGTCTTGAGCGCAGGCGGTGTGCCGTATGGCTCAGTCGTCCGTTGCTTGGCCTCGATCAAATTGTTTTCATCAGGACCAATGAAGATACCTGAAGACTGATAGACGCGGAGCCATGCTTTGTTGACATTCTTGTACCGGCCTTGGCCCATACCGTTGTCAATGCCCATCGCCAATGGCAGGCTTTCAAGGTCCGAGTCATATTTAAGGCCAATGTGAATAATGCTTGCGGCCCGGTCAATTGTGATTGCGCCGCTTGTCACCACCTCTTGTGGTTGCACCGCACCATCAGCCAAGATTGAAACAGTCTTGCCCTCGAGCCAGGTCAGGCCGCTGATTGTATTGCGTGCAAACGAATACAGGGCCGTGGCGGTGTTTCTGAGGGCGGCTGGTAGTGTGACATCAACTCGAGCCGTTGCGACCGTTGTGGAGGTCGTAGAGCGAATCGTGAGGCGGTATTTATTGCCTGATGAATCAGTCAGCACAATGGCGTCATTGACATCGCCTGTGCCTGGGTAGGTAAAGATGGCTGTCGACGCCGTGATTGTCAGCACATCAGCCGGACCCCAAGTAGTGCCACCGCTTACCGTCACAGTTGTGGCGGAGGTGTTTGTGCCGTCATATGTTGCGCCTGAGTCAACAAAGAATGCATCCTCAATTGAATCGAAGTGACGGCTGGCCATGCGCTCGACATAGCGTTTGGTCACGCCACCAATGGTCCTGCGGATCACAGCATAAAGCCGGTCCTCGTTACCTTCAGCCACTACAGTCACAGACTCGAAGACGCCGTCGGTGTCATGCTTATGCCAGGCTCCGACCTGCTGTTCTGGTGTGTAGGTCAAGCCCAGCAACATGCCGGATGTCGACACAAACCAGATCATTTGCAGTGGCGCTTTGGCAAAGGCCATGTCTGAGATCTCATAGTTGTCAAACAGGTGAGCAGAACGGATTGACATGTCGTTGGTGATAAAGCCGCTGGCCTGCCAGTTGTAGCCCAGTTCGCGCACATGGCCACCGCGTGCAGAGCAGTAGACCAGGGCATTGTTGATGATCACTGGTTGAACATTCGATGCACCTATGTACGACTGTGGTCGAACGGAAATTGTGGTTGGTGTAATCTCGTCACTGTTAAGCGATGATACGCGCCACTCAGCAGATCCAGTCAGCAACAGCAACTGGGTCAGCGGCACAATGTGCCTGATGGTGTTGGCTTCACGAGCGGCCACGCGGAACTCAATGCGGTCATCGTCGCGGATTGGTAAGCCGTAACTGAGGTTGGACTCAGTGCCCGACTTGGTCATCCAGATTTTTTGCGGCTCGTTTGTGGTTCCAGCAAAACAGCGACGCTGTTCAAAGTACGACACGGCGCCTGGGTAGTTGCCTGAACTGACAAATTCATTGTCGTAATTGGGCGGAGTAATTGACAGATCCGGCGCGATGTTGTTGTCAACGATGCTCGTGCCAGTCGTGCTTCCAATGTAGCCATACAGACCTCCCAGCAGTTTGTAGACCCGATAGCGTGACGCTCCAGCCACAGCACTCCAAGCAATTGTGTTGGTTGAGCCGGTTACAAAAATGTTGTTGGTCACTGAGGCCACAGAAGATGACACAGACTCGCCAATGTCATCCGATGCAATAGCCGTCACCACATAACTCATTGTCTCGTATGTATCAGCGTTGGTCGATGACGATGCTGGGATATAGCGCGTTGCAGACACGCCAGTGGGCGCGGCAATTGGTGCCCCAAAATTAATGGAGGTCAGGGTCCAGTTTGTAGCGCCAAGGCGTTTTAATTCACGCGGGGCATAGTTTGGGTGAACCAGCGTCATCACATCGGCAGACTGCACATAATGGATGTCAAACAGGTCAGCCTCTGCATATGGGTTGGCAATCTCGTATGGCACGCCACCAGACATAAGTGTGCCGCCCTGCGTGTGAAAACGGATATAGCCAGGGCTTAACTCGATCACCATGGTTTGAGTTGTCGAATATGTGAATGGGATCAAGCGCGTTTTCTTGGTGCTGTCTTTGACCTCACGCACAAACGCAAAGCCTGGTCGGTTCTCTGCTGGTCCTTGTGGCGTAGCAACAAAGTTCTTCATCGTGGCCGCGCCGGTTTGATATTTCACATCATCGATGCGACCAAACATCTCTGGCGACATCTCGCCGCCAGCAAACGAGCGTTGCAGTGTGCGTACATTCGGCATGCTTATCTCCCAGCAATCCAGGACACAATGTGCTCTGGTGCAATTTTGCGTGAGTTGGAGTCAGCCTCCATGGCTTTGCCCAGGTACAGATTCATCATAGTGATGCATCGCTTGCCCTCTGCCGCGCCCTGGTCACCTTTGATTACTGGACCAGCCAGCATCGATGCCAGGTGCCACGATAGAGTTACTGTGAACAGTGGTGAAAACTTGGTAGCGTCTGTGATCTTTGCGTGGTATCTAAGCACGGCCTGCTGTTGATTGGTCAGAATAATTTCTGATCCATCAGCGGCCACCTCGACTGCAAACTTTTGCGGCACATACTGGCCAGCGGCCACAGACGGCGAATAGTTGGTGTAAAAGTCCGGGTAAGTTTCCGGCGTGAATGTGGTGCTGTAGTCATCTCGGGCCTCGGGCGGCAACACAGAGATGATGTCATGCGCATCAGCAGGCATGGCATAAGCGTACTGCCACATCGGCCAGGTGTTCTCAACCTCCGCACCGTATGCGCGTTTGGTCGCAAATGACCAACTGTGCATCTCGAGCAAAGTGTCTCGTGCGATTGGATAAAAGCGTTGGCAGTGTTCTGCCTGCGCTGATCCTTCAGGCGGATCAATACTTGCGATGGTGGCGTTGTCGCCGAGGTGCGCCAGCGCAAGGTTACAAATGTCGACAACTGATGCCATCATGGCCTCCTAAATGTAAAAAGGGGACCGTGGTTTCCCA